GGGATTGTTACGCAGCCTTCAACATAAACATTTGCAACCTGTGTGCGAACTGATGAGGTTGCGTACGCGTTGGTGTTGCCATTCTTTCTAACTGTGAAAGCCGCCCCTACGGTAGCATCTTTGATCATGATTTTGAGAAGCACCCCGGTTGCACCTGCTGGCACGATTGCGCTCAAATCAAGGTCATGATATGTGCTGTCACTCGTCAATGTGGCTTGTGTGTAATCATTGGCCGCTGGATCGCCTCGATCTACAAATCCGCCACTTCCGCCCGTATCTTCCTCCAGTTTAAATTCATCCGTTGCGGCATCGTATTTGACTATGAAGTCATCGGCCAGGCTTGCAAATTCATCCTCATGAACGGCGATAGCGTACATTTGATTTGTGGCGTCAAGGGCATAGACGATAAGCGCCCGGTCGATTGACCAATCCGCAAGGTCGGTATCAAGTGCTATTTCGCCGGTAGCATTAGGCTGTGGATCTGTGCCATTGGGAATCTCTAAACTGGTAGAGCCGCCGAAGTCGATTGCCCCGCCCGTATCCGTCGCTTTCAGCATCCCCACCGTAGCCGCGCCTGTTCCCACATACAGCCGATCGTCAGTGTCCCAGCATATCTGACCCTCTGCGGTAGCAGCGGCGCAATCAGCCGCCTGCGGCAATATGATGCCCTCGCCCGTACCTGAGCAGTTGACAGCCGAACCATTCAGCAGGTCCCCGTCGGCCATGGCTATAGCCGCACAGTCACCCGATGCACAGTTGTAAACGTCTGAGATATCGCCAGCGCCGCCAGCCGCGCCTATCTGAGACGTACCGCCGTCGTTGCCGATATAGAGCGTGGTGTTGTCGGTATCCCAGCAAAGCTGACCTTCAGCCGTTGCCGCCGAACAGTCGGTAGACTGCGGAATGATAATGCCTTCAGTCGTGCTCGAACCATTGACGGCAGAGGCATTGAGAAGATCACCGTCCGTCATGGCGATAGATGCGCAATCGCCGGTGGCACAATCAAACACGTCTGTAATATCGCCGCCGCCCCCTGTATCATCCGTACCGTCAGCGAATCCGGCGGGGACAGAACCCAATTGAGTCCAGTCAACCTTTGCGTCTGCGGCATTCACGCCTGACGGGTTTGTGTCATCGAGTTCGGCAAATGCAGCCTCAACCGTGGTAGCCGTATAGTTGCTGTCGCCGTCAGCAAAAGGCACGTCCGCCGCTGATACCTGATTCGTTCCGGTCCCCCAATCAACATGCAGGTCGTTCACGCCGTCCGCCGCAACTTCGAGAACGAACCCGCCAGCCCAATCGAGTGACGCGCCTGCGGTGAACAGGTCGGAAGGCGCTTCCCATTCAAAGTCACCCGTCGTGCTCTCATAGGTAAAGCAGTATTCATCCGAAGCGGCATTGACGGCCTTCAGGAGTGCTTCGGTGATTGCATCATTCGCAATGGATACCGCACCGGAAGAGACGGAGAAAAATGAGCTCACAAACGAGGCAATACCTTTAACCGCGGTCGTGGCGTCAATATAGATGCCGCTGGAAAGCTGATTTGCCGCCACGCGCTCGTAAGACGTGCCGTCGACAACATCATCCTGGCTAACCTGGTCCGCGTCGGTCCCCCAATCGATATGGAGGTCATTGATCCCATCGGCCAGAATATCGAGGAGAAACCCGCCGCGCCACACAAGAGGATCATCCACGCTTATCCATTCGGAAGGCGCGTGCCATTCAAGATCATCGTCGGTTGTTTCGTAGGTGAGCGTATATTCGTCTACAGCCGCGTTCGTGATATCGAGCATCGATTCTGTAATTGTTCCGGCGCTGGGAGTACCCGCACCGTCCTGTAATCCGACATCAACGTCCGCATAGCAGAAGCCGGCTGACGGCGTACCATCCTCAGTGATCGCCCGGCCAAATACTCCGTTAACGAGCGTGGCCGACGCAACCGCCTTGCCCGCCGTCGTACTCGTAATCAGGTAATCGCCGATCGAGACGCTGCCCGTAACCGCCACTTTGACGCATGGGCCGCTGGAAGTGATTGGCGCGGGCTGCCCGAGTGAGGCCGCCTCATCGCACACGCCGGCCACAAGCTGACTGCCTTGCGTGGTGGTCGTGGTCACCTGATAGGCAGTCGAAGAGTCCCATATGACCACGTCACCTTCGCCAACGGCCACGGCGGTGATAGGGCTGTAGCCCAAAGCCCATGCGGAAATTTGGTCCAAGGTCCAACGTCTAAGGTCCAAGGTCAGGGAGACCAAAACGAAAAGACCAAGACAGAAAAACACGAAGATTTTTGACCACGGATTCATTTTCACGGCTTTTCCTCCTCTTCACGGGCACGGCCCGCAACCTTGGACCTTAGCCTTTGGACTTTGGACTTCTCACACGCCCGCGAGCAATGCCGCCCCGAGCGTGTGCTCATACAGCCGCCCTTTAATTCTCATGGCGGTAACGGTAAATTCGACAACCGATGTAATCCCGATATTCAGCACAACCGCCGATGCCTCCGCCCGGATGCCGTCGGTCGAATTCCTGTTTGCGAATACCTCTCTTTCCCGCACTCGCCCCGGGATATAGAGATTCCCGGATTCGTCAATCTCAGCCACACACGTAAGATCGAGTAAGCAGAATTTAATCCGGCCCGTTGTATCGTCATACGAGAGATCGTCAACCGTGCCGGCGGCCAGCGCCTGCCGCTCTCGCACACGCCCCAATATGTAAAAATCTTTTTTATTGAATGCGAAAAGCGCGGTATCGGACATTTAGGCAATCCCCCGGCCGAAGCCGATCCCCCAGCCGCCGCCAAACCAGATCCCACGGTCGCCCGGATCAAACGGATTATCGGGCGTCTCGGGCTCGCCCTCTTCCGGCTCTTCATCGCTGGGGTTCGAGGTCCAATAGAAGTCACAGGGATAGAGCAAAACATTCAGCCGCATTTTATACATGCGTCCTGCAGGCGCCGATCCTGGTAGCCACTGGATGCCAACAACCACGCCTAACGCACCGGAAAGCCCCCATTGGCTGTCAGTAATAGCAACAACGTCCCCGCGCTCGAGATCCATGTTTCCGAGGTATGTTTCCGCCTGCCATATGTAGCGCGGCCCGAGGTGCCAGGCGAGATAATGATTTGCGATATTTAGCGCCCATTCGTACTGCCGGACCGCCCATGCGTCGATCGTGAGCGTCCGGATTCCGAATTCCGTTTGACTGTCAACGTCCTGAGCGATAACCTTTCGTTTGTACGGGTCCAGTTCATCTTTATTCGAGTGATAATATTTGACGATCACTTTGTTATAGATTTGCTTCAGTCCCAGCGGAAATAGCTTTGTTGTGCCGCCAATGAATCCGGTTACTCCGGTCGTGCCGATCGAGCGGACGGACGTGGTTAGCACGGTTGGCCTGACAACGAGCTTGTATTTGCCGGAGTCCATGAATAACCAGCATCGGGCTTGATACGCGAGATCGGCAAGGATCTCCTCTCCCGCCCTCGCCTGTGAAAGCGCGAACGCGAAACGCACGTCTCCTAATGTATTCTTTGCGTCACGAAACGACTGCTTATCGATTCGCGCGGCCGGCACCTGAAACCAGTAACTCAGCAAATGATAGAGGATTGTTGCCGGGTGCTCCGCAACAACCCCACTGCCGTCAACAACCGGCTCCATATCCTCGGTGACCGTGTCGCCCCACACCGTCGCCCGCACATCATCACCGACGCGGATATCGGCCGGGTGATACTCGATATTAAAAAGGACGTTCCGCACCTTAACCGGCGAGCTTGTTGTGCTGCTCACGCGAACCACCTTGTTTGTGAAAAAGCCCCAGGGGTCCGTCAGAATGTCATCGAGTCCGCTTCCCAGGTTGATTTTGAAATAATTGATAGTCATTTGTCAGGGCGCCTCAAATGTATGGCGTATCGTGTCGCCCTCGCCCTCCCACCATGTCTGCCACTGTCCATCTATCAGCAGTTGGTATTCAATAGAATCCAGGCTGGGCGTATATTTATATCGCGTCCCAGATGTTGCCGTCATTAGCACAGTCGAAGCGTCGCCGCTAAAAGTGAATTCCCAATAATCCCCTAGTACAGTCAAAAAACTCACGGTAGGGGAGAAATCAACCATTCTATCTGTTTCGCCAACGGCAACTTCTGCCGTCAGCGCGCCGCCGGTCTCCCATTCCCCTGTTTGCAGTGTGAAATGATAGCCGTCGCACGCTACGGAGCCCTTCTTGCCCGCAGCCCCTGTACAGCTCAGCGTCCAGAATCCGTCCTCTCGATACGGCGCCTCACTGTAATTTGTCCGTGTCGCCGCCGCTTCTTGAACAACGGTTTCTCCGATATATGTCTTTGGGATATACCAGATACCCGGAATCAAGAGATCGGCGCACTTCAGAATTTCCTCTATATCCTCGGGATCGTAATAGCCCAACCCCTGAATTGCCGCTATCGTGTGTTTCCAATCTTCTCTAGCAACCGCATCAGTTAACAGCCTCGCGAGCGTGTAGTCCTCATAGGTATCGGGTGTTTTATACCTGCCGCTGGCAATGAGTTGGTCAATCGCCGTCCGCATATCGTAAATTACATTCGAGTGACGCCACGCTTTGAAATTCTTGAGCGCGTCATCATCCGGGCATGAAATATATGTGTCGCTGATCACTGCCGCAAATGTATCGCACGAGATCGCGTCTCCCGCATTCCAATCAATGGTGCTTGTGGCAATAATTATGATGCGTTTAGTCGTTGTGTTGATTGAATATATTTCCGCGCTTGCCGCCGTCGTGTCGTTTTCGAGCGTCTTGCCTGCGGAAATATCCTCCTCGTTTTCTGCCTCTTCGTATGTAAACGATAAGTGTTCGAGAGCTCCGATCACCGAACCATTAGGGCGATACGCATACCATGTAAAGGGCGACATCTCGACAATGGCGGCGCGATTGTTTAGCGCCTGCATCGCCTCACAAAAGATGCGACTCCAAAAGAATTGCTTTGTAAGGGACGTGCCTTTATACCAGCTATAAGGAGGTTCGCCGCTTACAGGCATTATGAAAACCCCGTGATTGAAACCCACATTGACAGTGAAAAGTTATATTTATATTCATGGCCGTCGTCAGTGTCTTCCCAAAAGTTTGTCTTGCCGGCAACAGGCGTCGGTTCGGATGACTGCCTCCAAAATTTTGCGTCCTGGACGCCTCCGCGCCCAACAAAATCCCGATCCTTCGTATCATCCGAATTTTTGGAATGGCCTTGATCGACATCATATAAATTCCAGGACTGCATATTAGGCTACGTCCACCGTAAAATCGCCGACCGAAAATGTGCCGTCATATTCATACTCAACCGTCACGAATGCCTGCTTTATCGGGCCGCGCTCATACTCGTAATCAGATAGATCGAGTGTCTGTTTAACCGCCAGCGGGGTTGCGGCGGCCGATACTTGGGCATAACTGTCTCCCTCGATTTGATCAATCGCGTTTGTCGGGTCGGTTGCGCTATTTACTGCATCCACCACATTCGGATATACATTCATCGATTCCACGCCTTCCTGTATCTCCAGATATCGCGCCGGCGACTCGTCAAACGTGAGAATGCACGTCCGCTGTGTTTCTCCGTCGCGCAGCCGCGCGAATGAGGTGGATGCATCATTGCTCGTATAATCGTCAATCGGGCGAATCCCATTGATCAGCGGCGCCCGGATCGCCCCGCAACCGTGATCGGCAAAAATATAGATGTGTTGCTTTGCAATGGCGACCACGCTGCCCTCTTTGTGGGGAAGGGCTGTTGTGCCACCGGCGCCGCGCGTGCAATCGAGCAAGGCTCCTATTGTCTGGCCTTCAAAGTCATACTCAACATCGATGTCGCCATAGCTGATCTCTTCCATGCCAATTAAAACGGTGCCAGATGACGGAAAATTAGACACATCATCACAGAGAATTACGGTTTGTTCGGCCCGATGCGCCGTGTATAATTTCGTGGTCGGATAACCCCAAATACAAAGCCCTTTCGCATTCTCCAGCTTGCCATAGATCACCGGGATTTTCGCGCCCAGGTTTTCAGGCGGCAAATCCCAATCAAAATCATCCTCATTTATCTCCCGGAGCGGAAGTTCTTGAAGGTATTTCTTGCCAAATTCCACGCAATGCAGCGCCGTTCCGCCGTTTGCGTGCTCCCGGATCGACTCGATATGCCCGCGAAAAAGGGTTATAGCGTCTGTGCTGTATGTAGTCCCCGGGAACCACAGTTCAACCCAAACGGCTTTACCTTCAAGCTGATTTGTGATTGCGATTGTGGCGAACTTCTCCGTATCGTCATTTTTCATGATGATCTCAATGTCATCCGTGCTTCCGAGTTTCACGAGATCGAGGGAAGAGTTGATGTCGGATATCTCCTGAACGTATCCCTCGTAGGTGTTGCCGGATACATCCATGTCCTGGTCTGAGTACATGCCGGAATAGTCGCCGTCGCCGGAAATGTCAATCCTGACGAGAATGCGCGGGGATGTTGCGGTAGCGGTCCGTTGCGCCTCCATCGCGGCTGTTAGAGTTCTCATTCATACCTCAAAGTTACTTCCCCGGCCCAGCGGCCTTCGGATGTCTGCTCCCATTTCCAGCCGTTCATCCAGCGGGCGGTATGCGCGGAAGCATCCGGGTCGGTAAAGGTAAACGTCTCATTTGCTCCATCGATCGTTGTATTCCAGAAGCTATACAGATCGGCATAATCGCTGTCTGAGACGTTAGCGAATCGAAACGTATAAACCGAATCCTGTGTTGCAAGCTCCTGGACAATGATTGTATTACCGGCCGTCCGGCCTATGAGCTGGTATTTATCCGTCTGCGGCGTGTACGGGAATATCGGGCCGCGGGTTAATGTTACGGTCGTTGCTCCCTGTGTGAATATCACACTCATGAGATCGGGTCCCAGCCAACGCGAGAGCGCCGGTTCATCTTGTGTTGGAGCCTGCGGACAAATTCATCTGACAGTGTTTCGGGGTCATTCGAAGGCGGAAGAGAAACATTGATGCCGCCATTAATGACCGTGGAATACGACGTTTGATAATTTGGCCTCGACTGAGCCGTTAATACTTGCGACTGCGCCATCATGTTTGACATCGCGCTCGCAAACGTGGCTTCAATCTGTCCAATACCAGCCGCCCAATTCTCGATCATGGACGGGCTTTCTTTATGCTGAGGACGCGCAACCCCGAAGAATTCCTTGACCTTATCGATACCCGCGCTTATGGTTTCGTTCCAGAGGGATTTGAACCAGGTGGAAAAATCCTGCCATGTTGCCTTCGCGCCGTCGATAAAACCATTAAGCGCCAGCGTCAAGGCATCAAATGTGAATGCTTCCTTGATCATTTCCCATGTTTCGATCGCGGCATCCCGGATTGCCCACCAACCGTCACGAAACATTTTCCAGATGTTTTCCCAATTGAGGTAAATCGAGGTGATTGCGGCAACAACGCCGATGATCGCAAGCGTCAGCGGTCCACCAAGAACACCCACAACCGCGCCTATGCCGGAGATAATCACGGGGATTACTCCGCTCCCGATGGTAAACAGGAACGATGCGATAGTGGCGAGCGGCCCTACTATTCTGGCAATTGGCGGTCCGAGCAGAATAAAGGCGGCGCCAAGGGCGGCGATATCCGGGTGTGCTTTAGCAAAGTCAAAGGCGAGGCCGGCAAGGTTTTTTAATATTGTGTACGTTGGCCGAAGTACGCCAGCGATTACAGCAACATCTTCCCTGAAGGCCGCCCAGCTTCTCTTTAAGCCTTCGAAGTCTCTTTTAGCCTCGCCGGATTTGATATATGCAAACGCCGCGAGAATCTTCTGCTCGATCCACGTGAACGCATCGGCAATGAATTGTTTGGCGTCAACTCCGAGCGCCTTTAGCGCCTCTCGAATACCGCCGATATCCGCCAGCGTCCGGGCCCGGGTCGTGGTGGTCTTTTCCGTTCCGAATCCGGTGGAATGCACTTTGGTTTCCGTGATCGTTCCGCCAATAGGAATACTTCTGAGCAGATCGAGCGCCTGCTGTTTCATGTTCTGCAGCCGCGCCCCCACATTCAATGTTTCAGTGAAAAAGCGGCGGATGCTGTCGGTCCAGCGGTCTATCGTTTCGGAGATATTCACCCCGAGGATCTTATCTTTCAATTCAATGAATGTATCACCCAGCCATTTAACGGCGGCCTGAAACGCTTTGCTCTCAACGATCCCCTTGCCGATATGCTGAGCAACTTCTCGGATCGCCGCCCAAATCGAGCGGAATATGTTCGTAGAGCTTCCCAGCGTCCGGTTAAGATCGCCCTGAGCCTTTTTCGTTGCTTCCATCAATGCGCCGTAACGAGCAAGAATTTTTTGGTTTTCCGTAAGCTCTTTTCCGGCCTCGCCGATGCCATGCGCCATGGCGTAAGCTTTTACGGTCGTTTCATTCAGCACAATTCCCAGGCGCTTTAACGGCTCCACCTCGCCGGTGATGCCGGCCTGAAGTTTCAGGAATGCCTCCTCGGGCTTCAGATTGTAGAATGAGCTAATATCGTAGGCGAGCCGGACAAGCCCCTTCGACATCTCATATGCTTCGTCTGCGGCGAGTCCGAGGCTTGACAGCATGACATTGAACGTGCCCAAAAATTTCTTTACGTCATTGACATTCAATCGCAGGGTGCGCGAAAATTCTTTCGCCCATGCTTCTGCCTGCGAGCGCATTTCACCCATTGAAACGACAAAAAGGTTCTCCGCTTCCGTAACGTCAGAGCCGATCTTGATTAAAGCTACCGATATCGCGGCAATTCCTAATGCCGCCCATTTCGCGGCCTGTACGAGTTCGGAGAATACGCGCCTTGCGAGGGACAAGAGGCTGGTAAATCCGCGCTTGATTAGGCCGATGCCGGAATTGAAAAGCTGGCCCATTGCGGCAGTAGCAGATTTAGCCTCCGCCTTGACCTGATTCATCGCCCGCTTGTATGCGGGTGTGATCTTGTCGTCAAATGCTCCACGCAGGATTATTTCAACTGGTCTTGGCATTTTCTTTTGCCTTCTCTGCGGCCTTCTGTTCGGCGTGTGCGATCATCAAGGCCATGAGATCGATTTCCCGCAAGGAATATTGGCCGGCCAGCGTGGGGGCGAGCTTCAGCCGCAAAATGCCGCGCTGCAGGCGTGAAACATAAGCCGCATATTCGGGCGTGAATCGGCTGAAAGCCTCTTTGTAATGCGGACAGTCTTTGCATTCCCCGCATGGCTCGCCCTCCATGTCCCTGCATTCCTGGAGCCGCCGAAAATAGTCTGACTCCAGGAACGCGATTAGTTTTTTTCCGGGTCCTCGTCACCCATTGCGTCACCCGTAAGGAAATAATTGATCGCTCGTCGTTTCCAGCGAACGGGGATTTTCGATTTCCATTCAGGGGTTGTGGTGGTTAGCGGTACGAATTGGCCGGGATTGGCGGGATCGGGAATCTCGATGTTTTCACAGCCGACAAGATGCTTTTCGATGAACTGAATATCTGCGGCATAGTCGACTTTGGTTTTGACTTTGCCGTGACGCGCCATTTCGACGGTTGCGCGGTCGCGCTCGTGTTTATCGAGCTCTTGCTCGTTCGGATACGTCAGAATCAAAACCGGCCAGCGTTTTTCATCGTCTTCGGTTTCGATCCTGATTCTGATTTGATCGCCTTCGTTGAGTACCCTCGCCATTGCTGTAGTCTCCTTTCATTCGCCCATACCCTAGCCTAGATAGGCCGTTACCTTGTTGGTCACCTGCGCCTGCCAGAGCGGATAGTCATTGACTGAATCGTCTTTTATGGCAATCCATGTCTGCGTTGCCGTCTGTACCAGGTTGTCCTTATCGAGCGCCCCCGCATTGACGCGAGTAACCGGGAAGTAGAAATCCACGGTGTAGTAATAGGCGGCCTCTGCGCCGCCCATTGATGCGCCCTGAAATTCGATCTGCAGGACGTTCTCCGTTTCGCCGGTAAGGTAATCAAGCTCTAAATCGGGATCCGCCAATGCGGGTTCAAATTCGAGCTCGATTTTCACGATTTCGGCGTCCTTCATGTTTCCCTTAATTGCTCCCGAGGCGTAGTCGTCCGATTCCCCGAGCGCATAGAGCAGGGCGCCGTTGTTTTTGATCGTGATTTTCCCGCTGCGAATCTGTGATTTGATTGACGTTCCACCCGCTACCGATCCAACGCCTGCGGCCTCGGAATATGTGCCACCGACAAGAACATCAACATCGCTCCATTTGAGATAGACCTCCGAGGTATTCGCTACCGCAACGGCTGAGAGATCGTCTCCCGCCGCAACCGCGCCGTCGCCGATGAGTTGGGCCGTCAGCTTGCAGAATTCGCCGCGCCCGAATTCAATGGAAACCTCAGTGCAAGCGATTCCGGTAAATTCCTGCTGGCCGTATGCGGGCGTATCCTCCCACATGGTTACGGAGAGCAGGTCAACAGCGTCGGAATCATCCTCTATCACATGCAGATATGCGGCGGTCGCTGCCTGCTGTGTTGCAGTAGTCGATCCGCCGACAAGCGAAAGAAATAACCCCGCGACATATGGTAATAGGCGCTGCTCATGTGTGAGTTGGACCGCCCATTGCACAATGTCATGCTTTTTGCGATAAGTGCTGCCCGTGTACTCGTCTTCATCGGCATCGACAAGCCCGCCAGGTTGCGGCATTGTGGCCTTGTCCTGAAAACGGGCAATCCACGAGGCGGCGGCCTCTGCCGTTCCATACGGGCTTTCCGCCGTAACCGAAAAACCCCTGTATGACGGTTCTGCAAATGTACGTGCCATTATTCGTCACCCCCTTCCGGCTTGATCTCAACATTTACGGGTTTCGGGCCCTCCTTTGGTGGCGTATCGGCCGGAATGAACTCAAAATCATGCGGCCATTTACGGGCGTAGACATCCCGCAGGTCAACGTCACCGGCTTTGAATTTGCGCCTGAGAGCGCCGGTAAAAACCTCAAAATCGCGTTTTGCCTTGCTCGGCATCTGTCGTATCCTCCTCGTTGTCAGGGCAAAGAAAAAGGCGGCTAATAGGAGGGTAGGCTCCTACCAGCCGCCTTTCTTTCTTTCATTGACCGTCTGCCGCGTCCGGCTCAGGTCAAGCCCTGAATGCTATTTTATATTCCCCCGATATCCCCAATCTTTTGAATGTCGAATTTCACAATGCCAACTCCGATATGCGTTGCCCCGTGCGGAATCACGTTATATGAGTCCTCAATGCTGTCGGGTACGGTTATGCCGTCACCCGTTCCCCAATCGGCGCCGGAATGAATTTGCTCCTCTGCAACGTCGGTGGCCTTTTCGATCATCGTGATAATCGCGCTTTCGCAATCGTCATAATCGGCCTTTTGCAAGATGCACAGAATCGCCATTGGAATAAAGTAATCGTATTCGCCGGTCGTGGTATGTTCGCGCCGGACCTTACCCTCGAATCCGTTGCGCTGAATTGCCGCCACAATGATAACGGCGGGTAATTCGCTTGTTGGCTCGAATCCATAAAAGGCGCGGTTATAGTCCTGCGAAACGCGCCGGAATCGGGCCTCGATAGTAACGCAGTTTGCGGACTCCGAGAACCATGAATCGGCGGCATAAACCACCTTAACGGCGTCTTCAAGGCTGGAAATATCAATGCTCAACTTCCGCGTACCTTCCGGTCAAACGCATCGCGCATTTTGTCAATGCCCTGGTCTATAGCCTGATTGGCCGCCGCCATACCAGCGTCAACGGCATGCTTGAAAAAGGGATTAGGCGGCATCGAGCCGGTATAGCCGAATTTGTTGCCGGTGCCTTCCCAAAAGAAATGACGCGGTCCGTATCGCTTTATTCCCCGCTCTGTCCTCCCGCCAACGAAATGCTTTTTGATTCCCCGGAATCGCGGCCCCGTCCCGAGTTCCACCAAATGAGCATGAGGAGCAACGCCAGCCGCTTTTGCCGCCGGTGGTCTACCCTGGCGCTTTTTAAGGGTTACGTCCTTGATCGATCTTTTGAGCACCCCGGGGCGTCCCTTGCCCTTAATGGACTTGCCCGTTTTCCGTACCGGAGCCGTAGCTCGCGCCTTATCCCGTATCACGCGGGCCCCTTGTCTGAGGGCTTTTGTAATTTGAGCATCAGAGAAACCATCTTTAGCGGCCTGTTCAATGCGCCGGCCAAGAGCTTCAGCCTGGGACGTATCGACCTCGAATTTGTAGTCACCCATTAGAAAAATACCTTGCGTTTGTAGGGCTCCAGGAGCGCCCGAACCATCGCGGGAATTGGGCCGAAAAATAGCGGCCTTTGAACCATGCCGTCAATGTCAACCTGCGCCTGGACGGGCCCGGTTGATATCTGCTGCATGATGTAATTCACGTACTGAGCCGCCGCCAGCCTCAAATCTGATCGCTCGTCATCGTCAAGCTGTGCGGGCGTGTAGCCGCCGCGATAGATCAAGCGAATGTTTTTTGTGTCGACATTGAAAGTGTTGTTATCGACCAGCTGAAGGTAATCGTCAAAAAGCGCATAATCGTCATCGTCAAGCGCGTCATTCGAATCCGTAAAAGTCCGGTCTGTGTCATCGTAAAGCGAAGTGACGGAAATGAGCGGGATATACTGCGGCCAGAGCCGCGTTTTGCCGTCCCCGTCAAAGTACTCCGTTATGTCCACGCGATAGCCCAATGTGACGGCATTTGCAGAGCCGATGCAGGATTGAGCGGCCGCCGGAGTTAGTTCTGTGCTCGATGCCGTCCCCGTTGCCGATGAAGATATCGTTGCGGTCCAGCCGTCCAGTGCCTCTATGACGGCAACAAGTTCTGTCAGCGTGTCATTGGCGGCATCGGCAAGGGTGAGCGTATTTGTTCCCGCATTATCCCCGCCGGTATTGACAAGGGTAAGCGTGGATTCCGTAACGGTGACTGTTGCCGCTGAAACGCTGCCGGTATCGTTGCAATAAACCGAAAACGCCTCCTCTTCGTACTCGCAGAATTTGCGGTTACAGTATCTTTCGAGCGCCCGGAGCGCCCCCGGGAGAACGCGCCCAAGAATCGTATCCTGCGAGGTATCGCCAACGCGCATAATGTTCTTGAAATCGGTAGCTGTGATTATCCGATTCGGAGAGCTTATCGACATCGCCTAAGCCTTTGGTTTGCGCCCGCGCTTTTTCTCTACCGGCAGGATCTCGAGCAATCCGCTATCTGCAAGTTGCCTTGCCGGTCCCTCATACATTTCCACAATACGAGAATGCAGGTGAGGAAGATAATGCGGCTTCAACCTCACCTGCACCATTTTCAACTCGCTCATATCGCCCCTTTCAGTCATCGCCCGTTAGTTGCTTGTGAACCCCTCAACCTCAACCGTCACGTTTCCCTCTGCGGTTGCCTCATACGTCAGCGCCTTGTTGTCGGCCAAATATCGCGGGTATCGGTAGAAATTGAGGTCTATTGTTCCCGGGCCGCCCGTAGTGAATTCGTAACCGCCGGCTATTACCGTGCCGTCTTCGTCTTTCAAGTAAATGGCACATGCGGTTACGCAACTGATTATTACCCGCGTTACCGTCAGCCTGTAGCCCGCGCCAGGAGCGGCTTTGATCGTTTGCGCGGTTGAGGCATCGCCGACGTTATCACGCTCAACCCAGTAAGTAAGCCCCGTCAGGTTCGGGCTGCTCGAAAAGTTGAGGCTCGTTGCCCATGCCGCCCCTGCAAAGAGAAGCACGAGCACTAGCGCAATCAGGTATCTTCTCATTGCAACCCCCTTACCGGATCTGAATGACGCGGACCCAATCGATTGAGCAGGTGTTTGCCGTACCCTCGCCGGTCAGCAATTCGATCGAGAGCGTAAGCTCTTCATCGGTTGGAATGTTTGTGGAACTTGACGCCACAAGCGTTCCGTCGATGTAGAAATGAATGTATGTGCTGCCGTCCCAGTAGAATTCGAGCGTCTTGTCAGTGGCATCGACAAGCGTTCCGGTGGAATCGGTCTGCGTTTCGGTTGAATCCTTTTCGGTCACGCATGAGATGCTCGCGCTTTCGTCAAGCGATTCAAAATAGACTCCGTCGGTCATGCCGCCCGCCAAATCGGTGTCGGTTATGCAGAGGCCGATAAATAAGTCAACCTGGTCGGCATCGTTCACCTGCAATTTCGTTCCGAAATACAGCGGCTTGTTCGATTCGAGCTTGAACGCTTCGCCCGTCAATTGCATACTGATGCCGTTGTTTTCCGTGGCGCCGGTGGTAAGCAGGAGCCGTCCGCCCGCCGTCGTGCTAATAACGACCGTATTCACTCCCGTTTCCGTTGTCGTGAATTCCGTCGGATTGCCGGTCGTATCGTCTACCGGCAAATTGACGAAGTGGTTGCAATACTTGACGACATCCGGGCCGATTGCATCAACCCACCTGTATTCGTAGGTGTCCCAAAAGACGAGCTGCCCATTAATCCATTTGCTGTGTACGTCTGCCATTTTTTCTTTCTCCTTCTATCCGCCCCGTAGGGCGCCCGGCCTCGTCACTGGAGGCCGGGCGGATAGTTGGTTATTGTCTCAGTTACACGATCGCCGTTATTGCCTCAGTTGCCGGATCGCCGGAATAGCGCGAGCCGCTCAGAATCGCAACACAGGAATAAAGCGTTGCGGCTGACGGATCGCTTGCGCATACCTGCAGGTACTTGTACCCATCGGTAAGCTGCGATGCGTCGATTTCGATGACGTACATGACACCATCGTTGGTTGAGCCGGTGATTCCCGAAGTCGTGGCGGCCGTGCGAGTCGAAAGCGTATCTCCCGCCGCCGTGGTTTCAGAGTAGTAGTAGAACGCGATAGCCGTTGAATTCGTCGGCGTAACGTCATCGCACTCCTTGACTGTGATCGTGGTAGCCGCGCCGGTGACGCCAAGCTGAACGATGATCGTAGCGTGGGAGAAGTTCTCCATTGAAAAAACGTCTGAAGACGCGCCCGCGCCATTGATATCGATAGGAGCCGTGGCATTCACAACGTGGCATTGTTCGGCAATATTGATTCCTCTAGCCATTAGCTGTCACCTCCCCTTAAGACCTGGTTGCGAGCGCCACAAAGGGGCTCAGGGTATTGGATGATCCGCTTTTGGGGGTCAATGGAGCGCCCCACCACGGCTGGCCATCCACGCGGTAGACGAACCGGAAAACGGTTTCGTTGTAAAGGAACTGGACATGGATCGAGGAGGCGCTTTCCACTCCGCCTTTATCAGCCAACAGGTATTGACTGAAATCGGCCAGGATGATATCGCCAACCGTTCCCAGCGTAGGACATTGCTCCATCGGAATTACCGGCCGGCCGAAGAGCCGCGCATACGGTTGATCTGACGCGCCGCCCGGGGGCAGATAAACCGCGCTGCCGCCCGTACCGACCGCAAGGGACATCGTGTAGAGTTGCGGCTCCACGTCCTGATTGATAAGCCATACGGCATTCGGGCGCGAATCAGAGAACATGCGGGACCACATTTTGACAATATTCTCGTACTTGATCGTTTCCGCCGTCTGTCCGGTTTCCTTTGCCTGCGATACGAGGCAACCGGCCTGAAGGATGCCCAGAGGTTTGCCGGAGCCGTCGCCGTTAATGAGAGCATCGTTCATTTTGAAGATGATCTCTTTCGGCGCGAGCTGGCGGATATACGATTCGAGCGCGGCGGAATCGGCAAGGAGCTGGTCCGTCGTGTAAATCAATACCGTCAGGTTTTCGAGGCTCAACTGACAATCGCCGCCCTTGGGTTTGCTGGCGGTCATTGCCGCGGCCTCGTCTTTCCAGTACCCGCGCACTCCGCCCCAGCGCGAGCCGTCAGCGCGAGATGATTCAACAATGCGAGGCACTTTGATTGAATTTGACGTGTTGCTGATGGTGAAGCGGGTGCAACGGGAAGCAAGGTTTTCGGCCCCGAAAATCTTGTCCATGATCGTACCGGCGATATCCGTTCCGACTGCAAACCCGCCGTCAGAGAATACGCCCTCGCTCATGCCGGTTGCGGCGGCCTGAATAAGCCGCGGGTCTGTGAGTCCGCCGGGTGATTGTGCAATCGCTACCTTTGTGAGAAATTCTCCGAGCGTGCGGAAGCCGTCACCCTTGCGGGGTTTCGGGCGATTGGCCGCGCCGGGAGCGCGGTAACTGCCGTTTCCATCGTCGGTCGGATCGGGCCGCGCCGGTTCGTCAACGGACTGATTGAATCGGGCGCGGATTGCCTCCCCTTTTTCTTCGAGCTTGATCGATGCTTCAAGCTCTTCGACTTCGTTGTAAATCTGCGTGATCCGGTCCTGCTCCTGCCCGGTGAGTTGCCGTTTCTGATTCACGGCTGCCGCTCTAATGCCGGCATCCTCATCGAGCAGAGCGGCGGCCTTCTCGCGCATCTGCGTGATCGTGAGCATTACTTTCCTTTCGGGCGTCGCAAGTGTGCGAGCCTCTTCTGTCTGTCGTTTTCATACAAGGTCACGTCGTGGAGCGTTGCCCTGACGGGCTCCGCAGGCGGCGGGTTATCGACTTTGGCCGATTCCGGCGCCCCTTCCTCCGGCTTTGGCCGTGAGGGGATATCTTCCGCGCTCATGCTTAGCGCGGGCGCGTTCCGGTATTTGAATTTCGAGAGATCAAAGCTGGCCGCCATTTCAAGCGGCTCACTGATTTGATCTGCAAAGCCGTACGCAACCGCCTCGTCTGCGTTCATCCACGTTTCGGCGGCCATGAGTTCGGCAATTTTTTCTTGATCGATCTTCGCCCGTTTGAGATAGGTGCTCATCATTGAGCCATTGATCTTGCGGAGGGCTTCAGCCATATGCTCATGATCTTCGGCGCGGCCAAACGTCATCCCGGCGGCCTCGTGGATCATGAACATGCCGTTTTCGGCGATATTGATTTCATTGCCGGCCATTGCAATGATCGAGGCGGCGGAAGCGGCAAGGCCGTCGATATTCACAATGACTTCTGCCTTGTGACTCCGGAGCGTGTTATAAATAGCCGCGCCTTCGAACGGGTCTCCGCCAGGCGAATTGAGATGAACGGTGATCTTGCTTACATCCCCGAGGTCTTTCAAGTCCTTTGCGAATTGCTTTGACGAAAGGCCCATGCCCCAATACTCGCCGATTTCCTCATAAATCCAGACTTCGGCTTCTTTCGCCTTTGCCGTGATCGAGTAGCCTTTAAGCTCCGCCTTGTCTTTTTTCATTTCCAGTCCTTTCATTCGGGCAAAAGAAAAGGCGGTAATCCCGATGGTTCCGGCACCGGAACTGCCGCCTTCTTTTCTTGCGTTATCGCGGGTGATCGGCCCTTGATAAGCCCGATATGAAAAATTTAGATCATATTTTCCTGTATGAGAGCCGCCATATAATCAATCTCGCGCTCTGCTATGTGTTCGGCCCGGCCCTCAGTCCATTCGTTAACCATATTTTCTATTGCAGCGAATCTAACGCTCCGATCCGCCTGTTTTGCCGTCGCAAGGATAAGGTTCTTGCTCTCCGAAATGTGGCGCCCCGAGAAATCCTCCAGGAATGCCGCGCAAAACGTCCCTGCCTGCCCATTAAGATCCGCCGTATCGCAGTAGGATGAAACGACCGGCTCTAACTGCAGGCCGATGAATGCCGGCAGATCGCCATAGAAGCTATCGAGCCATGCCTCGAAGTCCTCAAGCGCATAAATCCCCATGAATTTTTTCGCCTGGTTGCCGATCGCGGCTGATTCGCGCCGGACAATCCTTGCGGTTGCATCGGCAAACCATCGCGTAAACGCGCTTCTCATGCGCTCGCGGCGCTGGGGCTGCTCTTCCGGCTCTGGCATCGTCTCCTGCGGCTCCGGCTCTGGATTGAGCGCCCGCTCCGCCGGCAGCATGTTGGCGGGTATGAGATACGTATTGCCGCCCTGCTCCTCCGGGATCGGGTTCATATTTTCGAGCTCGCGAATGTCATTTGAAGACATAAACCCGTTGTTTTTGCCAATCGCGTAGCCTTCCATCCGGCTTTTGAAATCGCCCCGCAAGAGTCCATCGACAACATGCTCTGCAAAAAAGCGGCGGCGCTCTTCGGGCTTGAATAATTGCAGTAACCACGCCTGCTCAATCCGCACAAGCCACGGGCGAATACAATGCACAACAAAATCAAGGCTCTGAAATTCGATATTTCCCCATGTTGCGCGTTCGAGATCGCCGATCATATGAGGCGGGACCCGGAAGATCGCGGCAATTTGATTTTGCTGAAATTTCCGCGTTTCGAGAAATTGAGCGTCCTCAAGCGGCATCGTGATAGGCTTGAACGTCATGCCCTCTTCGAGAATTGCCAGCTTATGAGCGTTATGTAGTCCTGCGTGTCCTTCTTGCCATGACGCCTGCAGGCGCTTATAGACTTCATCGGTTATTTGCCCGGGGTGTTCCATGACCCCGCCGGGCTTTGCGAAGTTGCCGAAAAATCGCGACCCGAATTCCTGGGTAGCCATTGCGAGGCCGAATGTTTCCCGCTCATTGGCGATTGGCGAAAGCCCGGTTACGCCGTTAAATGAGAGTCCGGCGATATGGAACATACGCTCGCGGGGCAGTTTTCGGGGGTCTTTCCCGTTGCCAAGTTGTAGAGTATACATCAATTGACTGGTTTCTCTATCTCTTTCCACGCTTGTTTGCGCCGGATTCCACGGCCAGAGCGCAATGAGTTCATTTCGCTGATTGATTTGCTTTTCGGCGTAAAAGTTTCCCCACAATAGCAAATGATGGAGCATTGTCTCATGGAACTGCATCCCGCTAGATTCGGGGTTCGGTTGCAGGTGGATCAGGTTGTAAAGCGGGTGATTTATGGCTTTTTTCTTGCCTTTTTCGAGCCGTTCATATACGAAACGGGGCAAAGAGGCTATTGTTTCGGCAATCACTCGCACGCACGCCCAAACCGTAGCGATTTGAATGACATTCGTTTCGTCAATATCGAGGCCGGTCTTTGTCGGACCCGAAGGCGCGTGGGTATACCAAAAATCATCGTCTGCGGAAGCGCGGGCCTCGAAGGAATCGGGCTGTAAAAGGCGCAATAATAGGCTCATTTTTTACGCTTTTTCGGTAAAATCGCGGGAATTATGGACAATAACAGCAAAATCGCCCCCATTACAGAGGCGGAAATACGCCAGTCATAACCGGCAAGACCGGCGGCAAGGGTGAGAAAACCAAGCGTGAATATTACCTCTCGCGGTCCTATTCCCAAATCTCTCTCCAAAAAAACCGAAAGGCCGTCCGGAAGTTTCGGGCCTCCCGAACGGCCTTATAACAAAGGAGCGGAAACCATGTACGGTGTTATCTAAGCACTAAACGGCGGGTAAGTCAATAGATTTTGGGGTGGTCGTTTCTAGAATCTAGAAAAGAGGTCTAGCAGAGCGGGCAATCTGTGGTGTAGAAGTCTATTCCGTATTGCATTTTCATCCCTCCGTTGTCTTAAACCGCCTTCCGCAGATCGAGCACTTATGATACCTGATTCGGATTTCGTTTTCATCTTCTTTCGGCATTGTCCGCGTTACCGGCGCTTTACCGCCGCATCCGGGGCATTTGGTGATGTGATAGGTTTGGGCGGTGGTGTCAGCGGTCACTGGGGGAATCCTCCGGTAAACCCGTCCCATGAAATTTTGCATGGCAGTCAGCGCATAAAACAATCAAGTCGTTAATTATACTTTCCTCGCCTATTGTCTTATAATGCCGATGGTGGACATGGCTCTCTCCGGTGTTATTGCATAGCTGGCATTTATGCTTTGCTCGCAGCCTTGCCCTTCTAGCGATTGACTTCCAATGCTTAGTTGTTAAATATTCACTGTAGGGCATCGCCTTTAGCGCGGCTATTTCGTCTGTTCTATCGCGGCGGGATAGTGTTTCTCTCTTGAGGTTGGGGGTCAGCGCCGCGTTATCATTGACGAATTCGCCAGTGCTTCGCATTAAATATGCAACCATTTCTCCAATGTCATTGCAGGCTGTCATTTGATTAAGGGGTATTTCAGTGCTTATGGTTTTCAGCACTTTTCCATAGCGCCTTTTTAGCCTAATTTCAACAACTTCTTTCATACAAATAAAATCCCCCTTTCTTCGTAGACGGATGTTGGAGCGGCAATCATCGCCCGTTTTAGCGCCATGATCGCGGCGACAATCGGGTCGATCTTGTTTTCCGGGCGCTCTTTAGCCGGATAAAATAGCTTTGTCCGGGTAGATTTGAGCACAACATTAGACGCGGTCCAATTGAGAATCGGGTTTCCGTCATGATGAAGGTTCCCGGCCATGTAAAGGGCCTCCAGTTCTTTCATCGGCTCGGAGATTTGCGCCGCCGATTGCATGACTTCGATACAGGGGAAAGACGCCTCCTCTTCGATTTCCTGAATGAGCATCGCGGCCTCGTGGGGATCATACGCCAGTTCTTTTATCGGGAAAGTCTTATTGTGCTCTAGAAGATCGTCTTTGACGTAGTGAAAATCCGTGCGAGCGCCGGGCGTGACAATCAAATGGCCTTCATCGCGCCATTTTTGGTAATGCCTGTTAGCCGGGAGATCGACGGTATTTTCCGGGAGATAGTATCGCCCGAAAAAGTAGTAATATTCGGGGAATTTGAACATGAAAACAAGCGCAACGAGGTCAATTTTTGACGCGAGATCGAGGGCGGCAATACAGGGCTGGCCTTTGAGTTCTTCGAGTGTCATGGGAATTATGTTTTTTCGCCATTGCAGAATGTTGATCCATGCGACGCCCGCGCTGCTCCATACATTCAGGTGCTTGCATTTGAGTTCATTCTGCTCGCCGGTTTTGACCATCGCCTCTTGCCGGCGGGCTTCCAGGAAGTCCTCAAAAACGGATACGCCATAATTTGGGTTAGCCTTTTTCCAGTTTTCGAGTAAGGTCCAGTCATCGTCAGGGTCAATTGTGAAAATGCAGGGGAATGTTTCGTCATCCTGCAGGACGCCCGCGAGGATCTTGATTGAATCGTCATGCTTTGCATAACAGGGCGTGGACGTGTCCATTCCGGCGGTTGTGATAACCACGCGCATAGGTTGAGTACGGGCACCCATGCCGGTTTTCATCGTGTCGTAAAGATTCGATTTCTTATGCTCGTGGTACTCGTCTATAATCGCGCAATGCGGGGAATCGCCGTCGCCGGGGTCGCCGATGATCGGCTCAAATTTCGAGCCGTCATCAAGGCAACAAAGGTTTTTCGCGCCAACATAGATGCCGAAATGTTCCCGGAATTCCTCTGACTTCAGGCACATTTGGCGGGCCTGCCAGAACACTTTCCACGCCTGTTTTTCGGAAGTAGCGCCGGAAAATACTTCTGCAGCCGCCTCGGTATCGGCAAATGCCATGTAAAGCCCGATAATTGCCCCCATAAGCGATTTACCGTTCTTGCGCGGAATTTCCCAATAGATTTCCCGGAATCGGCGCATGTTGTCGGTATGTCTGAGCCAACCGAACGCAACGGCGAATAGGAAAATCTGCCATGCTTCAAGCCGGATAGATTCAAGCGCCCATTTGCCCTTGACGTGAACCATGTTTTCAGCGAATGAGCAAATACGGTCTGCGGTGCCAGTGTCGAAATAGTACGGATAGGATTTGTCTTTTGACTGTGCGAGATCGTCAAGGTGGCGCTGGCAAGCCTGCCGGACATAAATGCAGGCCGGGATTTTGCCGGATAGGACTTCGCGGGCGTATTTGTTAGCGCGAGCGGCATAGGAAAGTGACATTATTTCTTTTTCTTTCTCGTGTCAGCCGTCTTGAATTTATCCCACGGGCTTTTGTTTTCATTCGGCTTTCGGGCAACAGCCTTTGCCCGGGAGCTCGGGGTCATGCCGAATTCGACCAAAAATCGGCGCATTTGATCCATCGCCTCATGAGCGATATTCACGAGCGGCGATTTGCGGATATTGCCGGACGTGTCCTGAGTAAGCAAATTCTGGCGGCCGTCAAGGCCGGTAAGCTGCTCTTCCGCTTCCGCCCATCGCTGAAACGCCTGACAATATGCGGCAAGGGCGGCCCGATCTGGCTTTGAGACGAGCCCGAGCCTATAGAGAATCGGCGTGATCTCATGCCACTCTTCCAGCGCATACCCTGTTAGAAAGCGCGGCGGGTCCGGGATCTCAATTTCCGGTTTCGGCTCGTTCTCATTCAGAGCGCGCTTGCCGGGATTGCCTTTGAGTAGCTTCATGTTTGTTGGAATCGGTTTTCTGCCTGGCATAGATTACAGCCTCCTTGTGATTAGCGCGTCCGCCGTTACCGGCCTTAATTCGCCTGTTCTATACATGCGGTCAAATGCCCGCTCGTTCTGTGACGGTCTGAGATTAAAGCCGTCATGTGATTCCTGTGTTGCCCAAAGTTCTTGAACAATCTCATTCATGAAATTATACAGTCCTACGTCATCCGAGATTTCGAAGTTCTCAAACCTCGGGTTATAGTTGAGATTCATTGACGTTCGGATCGTAAGCGCCCATTGCTCGTTTTTGATTGTGCAAAACTTGGCATGTATCTTTGAGACGCGGATACAATCCTGGCCGAAGGTATTGAGTAGGTCAGCGCAAAAGTGCGGTTTGCGGGATTTGAAAGAGAAGTCGACAATAAACCGCAAGGACTTAATGAGGCTTTGAGTCATGAGCCTATTCGCGGCTTTGATGTCGCCCGATGCCGCAGACCATGTTGAGACAACAACGTCAGCGCCGCCGGTCTGCTCTAGGCAATGCTCAATAATGTCAATCAAGCAGAACTGGCCTTTGGTGAAGCCGTAGATTTCGCAGCCCGGGAAGAGCTGGCCGATCGCCTGCTTGATGTTCTCCTGGCGCACGGCTTTGATGAGCCTGCGTGATACAGATTTACGCTTGTGGGTTGTTGGCGGGGATAGTTTGTCAAGGGGATTGTGTTTCATTCTGCAACTCCTAGTATGGGGGGGGGTCAAGAAGTTTTTGGGAAAGAGCGGAAACCGTAGAGGGTACCTTGTTTCTCATTCCCGCATTTTCAGCCTTTTTGTTCATTTTTGGACTTTCTATCATGGCATTCCTTGCAAAGCGCCTGAATGTTTTCCTCTGCATCCGGCCCGCCCTGAGATAGCGGAATTATGTGATCTCGCTCAGTTGCGAGGCTGTATTTCCCTTGTTTTAGGCAATTTTCGCAATGTGGTCGCTCCTTGAATAGCCTTTTCCGCGCTTTTTGTAATTTTCGGCCGGATATTCGGGGGAATTCTCGCTTTTTTATCCAGTTCTGTATATGTTTCGGGGCGCATTTTTGGCAATATCTTTCCGTTGTCAGATTATTGCATCCTGGGTGGGTACAAATCCGTAGCGGCTTTTTTGGCGGCTGACGCTGTGGCATAGTTACTCTATTCCCGTTGCCTCATAAAGCAGCCAGCGTGAGAACGAATAAGACGGTTTTCATACAAGCTCCTTCAGCGTGTAGTCCAACAGCCACCACGCATCGGCCTCATTATCGTCAATCGGGTCGCGCCCGTTCCTTGCCTTGAACGCCTCGCACATTTTTTCCTTGTTCGCATTGCCCTTGCCGGTCGCATGTTTCTTGATCGTTGCGACGGGTATGCCTTGATAGGGGATTAGTTGTTCCTCACACCATCCGGTTATCGTTGCGACGATGCCGCCATAAACATGAGCCGCCGCAGTTCCCTTATGACTCGCGACTTCTTCAAACGTCAACAGGTCAACCGGCCCGATATCACGCAGATACTTCTTCAGGCGAACGTACCTCATGCCGCCGCCCTCATAACGGTGAGTTGACAAGTCCCACACGCCGGAAATTATCTGCTTTCCGTCCTGTAATGCCCAGCCGCATTTCGTTGCCGGATCGAGCGCGAGAGTCCGCTGATAGAGCGGCGGTATCGGCTGGCCTTCATCCACCCGCTCTATGGTTTCTGGATGTGGCATTTCTCTCCTTTCACCGCCGTCCACAGGTTGCGGGCGGCTTCGTCGGGGGTGGAGCCAATGCCTCGATAGAATATTTCGTGTGTTATTTGCATGTCTGCCGCTTGCATCATGTGCGGCTTCTTTTGATAATCCATGTAATGTGCAACGGCGTACCCCATCCCCTCCAGCCTTTTCCTGACCTCTTCGGCGGTCTGAGGCTCTTTGGTTTCTTCGGTGACTGTGAGGGGCGTGACATTTGCTTGCCAATTCTCACAAAAGGTTGTACAGGGGTCATCGTCTACGAACGCGCCCGACTTCTCGCAGTAAAATGAATTTGCATCAATCACGGCAAAGTGACAATCACAACATCGCCTTTGCTCCGCGCTCTGCGGCGCAGGGGCAGCGGGGGAGAGGCGGTCGAGGAGGGTGAATAGAAACTTCATATCATCTCTGATTGTTGGTTCTCCTTTTTCGGGTTCTTCATATTCAGGATTTCCATCTGCATCGTAAAAGTAACGACCACCATCTTCGGGGTGATAAAGTTTATAGACCTCGCGCCGTATCTCTTCAAACCGCTTTCTTTCTTCCGGTGTCATTCTGCGGCCTCCTTGCATTGCTGGTAATAGGTGCAATGCACGCAGTCATAGTTCATGGTGATACATGCTTCGTCTCTTGCATCGAGCACGCTACGGGCAACCTCTAAATATCCTGGCGAAACCGCCGCTCCCACTTCAGCCGCCGCCTCGATCTGCTCGGCTTTGGCGATGGTCATGATGAGTTTTTTCTCGGTCATTCTTCTTCCCCTCCTTGTACAGACCGTATCGCGTCGGGTACGCGGCAGCCCTCGCATTTCGGCCTGCGGTCAAAGGTAATGGGGCAAGCGAATTTTTTGTCCTCTTTTCGCTTGTGGCACATAACCCCGATTGCCATTGCACGCAGGTAGCAGTCTTTCAGTTCTTCGTAGGTCATGGGGCCTCCTTCCACTGTTCGTTAGATTTATGCTCCGCAGCATGAACCATCGCAAGTTTCACGCGAACTATCTCATGGTTCGACTGAATAAGGCCCGCGCTTTTGACTATTCGCTTTGCTTCTTCCATGCTCTGCGCGAGCACGAGGGCCTCGTTACCGAAAAGAGCACCGCGCAGTTTCCAGTGCACGCAGTAGAGCTTTTTGCGACCAATTTTCAGCGTGTTAAGGATCACTTCTCCTCCTCTCCCACAAGGGCGCGGGCTTGGGCGAGTCCACATATGCAACCATCCGGACTATGAACGCCTGTAACTGGTTCATCCTCGCATGGATATTGATGATCAACAAGTGGCAACCATGTCCTCAGCGCCTTCTCCAACTCCTCGATGTGCGCGATGAGGTCAATAACATCCTCTGCAATTCCATCCGCCTTGCACCAATCGTATTCTTGGCAATGCTCAAATTTCTCCGCCCGTTCTTTAATCCATTTCAGGTCGATCATCCTTCACCTCCACGCCAGTTCCGCCCGCATCTCGTCGGGACGGAGTAAGCCTTGTTTTAGACAATCGCGTTTGTGGAATACCGGCACACCGGCCTTGACTGCAAGATCGGTTAGATTGAGTATCCATTCCCTCTTCGTCACGCGCTTTTTGTGGTTCAATGGGCCGATGATGATGCCTTGCCACTTATGCAGCTTTTGCCAATGCAGCCATTTCATATCATCAAGAACCGGCTCAAAAGAAATGAATCGCCGGTAGCATTTATCCCCAGCCATATTGGGCGCTGGCGGGTTCATGGCTATCGTTTTCCCCCAATCCTCCAATCCCGTCACCGTCACCCCGCACCACAAATTTTCCGGCAAGTCAAAATCCATATACCGTTTCGGGTTTTTTGTCAGCGCGAGGAAGGTGTGCTGTTTCGCTTCGCGTACCACATCGAGCACCTTCTGGATATCCTCATTCTTCCAGCAGTCCGCGCCGATATCCCACACGCTGTCAAGAAAAATCGTTGTGGGTTTCTTGCGCTTCAGCGGTTGCTCTAGCCGCTCCCAGTGCCAGTGCGGTTCAAACGCTTGGCATTTCTGACAGTGGCTCCGGCGCAAGAATTTCCGAGCATAGCAATACCAACAGCCATGATTGCATCCGGCGGCAGCGTTCCAGCTCATTTTCATGTCACTATCACCATTCCGTGTTTGTTCACCCATTTGTTCAACTTCCACTGAGCCACGGCAAATCGTCTGTCCCATTCGGCGCGTTTGCATTCGGGGCATTCCATGACATCGTCGCTGTCGTAATTCACATAGTCGTTATAATATTCCCGGCATTCGACAAACCCTTCATCGGCGCATGTCTGGCACTCAAACCAGCTATCCGGCTCGTCAATGCTCCAATACCAATCTTCATAGTCATCCTCAGTGAGCGTGCGGGCGATGAGATTCATGAGGCCGTGCCACGCCTCAAATTCGCGGTAGACGAAGTTGCCGTCTCTGTCTACGCCGACAACTATATCTGCTTGGACAAAAGCGTCGCTCTTATTCATCCTTCGCCTCCACTGGCCTGATTTTATCCGCTATTTCAGCTGCCCAATTGTCTGCGTTCGGCCCTCCACCCCCTTCTCCAGGTGCATCGCGGCGGTCTCGGCGGCGGACTGGGCGGCGGCAACAGTGGCACGCTTACCCTTCTTTAGCGTGCAAATCGTAGTATTATCATCATCGGCGCATGCAACCTCCCAATCAAAGCCGCTTAGGGTTGATGTTACCGTCAGATAGTACATATCACGGCCACAGGATTGACATTTTATGTCCAGCTCATAATCCTGCATGCCAAGATGCTCCCACTCCCCCCACACCACTTCAGGCGCGGGGCGGAGGCTTACCCGTGGGAAAAAGTCCTCAATCAGCCAGCGCAGACTGTCGATGGTAATGTACTGATACGCAATCCAGTCTCCATTGATTTTTTCTATTTGTCTACAGTCGGATTCGGTAAGTTTCATGATTGCGGCTCCTTAAATCGTTCGCAGAAACGCTTCCCGTTCTTGATCGGTAAGCGCGGCGTGCGCCCTCCGGCATTCCATTTCTTCGCAATAAGCATGGACAAATTCCGTATTGGGAACCATTTCGCCCGGCCAATGGCAAGGATGCGGAATCTTGTCGGCCCCAGGAAGCCCGCATATGCCGCAGATATCCTCACCGTACAATTCCGCCATCTGCGTCTTCAGCCTCTCGACCTCCTCTCTCAGGCGCTTGTTTTCTTCTTCAAGCTGTTTAATGTAGATTGGTGCTCGGTAGCCTCTGGTTTCGGATAAGTGGTCATGTGGCGGTATTGATGGTGTCATGGTTGAGGCTCCTTCTAGTAGTAATCAGCTACTTGCTTTCCATCGTATTCTGCAAGAGCTTCAAGCAAGGCAGTAGCCCCACATCCACAATGCATGTCATGCTCATTTGTGCATTTGTTGTCCTTGCGAATTGCCTCTATCAGCCGCTTAGCCTCCTCTTTGGCGGCGGCGAGTTCCTTAATCTCCTCTCTCGCCTTCCGCAGTTCCTTACGCAGATATTCTGCATCCGAGTAAGCATCATTCGGCGCAGCTTTCTCATTTAGATACTTGCCAAGCCGTTTATAATGGCGGGTGTCGCGCTCTTCATCCGTCATAGGGCCGGTGATGGTGTCGTACCCAGAGATAATAGGTCTTGGGGGCTTCTTAAATAAGCTCATGGTTGCGGCTCCTTATCTTGTCAGTAAGAGTTGAGCAGAATCTTTGCAAAGGCGTTCTCGTATTCCAACGACTCGATCTCCCTGCACAGTCCAAGATTCTGCATTCTGTGGCTTGCGCAAAGGTCGGCTAACGCGCCCTTCAGCCGCTCATTCTCCGCCACCGCGTCCGCAAGCTGGGCGCGGAGAGAGGAGAGTTCGGTATTATCGGCATCGATAACATGCTGTTGATATTTATTCATCATTTCCAGTTCTTCGGCTCTACTCATTTCCCCTTCTCCTTCAGGTTTTCCTTGCACCACGTGGCGGCGGCGTCATAGGCGGCACGTTCGTTCATGTGACATTGCGCCATTGAGACAACAACGTCCGTTAAGTCGCTATATAAACCGTCTGCCATTTCCACGAAGTAGCCAGCATGCGAAGAGCGAACCCAGTAGCGTTTGAACCCGTACTCCTCCAGCACCCTTTTGCTATCCGCCGCATACGGCTTGAACCCTTCTTCCGGTATCTCGATCTCCAGCTTCTTCCATGCCTCTTCTCCGATGTTCTCCTTGCAGTAGAGGAGTTCGGCGCGGGTGAATTTTGCGGCAATCACCTGTTCGCGGAAGAGGGCGAGAGCACGGCCTGAATGATGCTCAATGAAAGATTTCCACGCCTCCCAGGAAGTGCAGCGCCGGTCATACCACGCAGCACTAAACATCCCGAACCCGCCCTCTTCATCGGCCTGCTTTAACTTCTTCAGAATGCTCTTGTTCATTTCCGGTTTACACGACATGGTTTTCCTCCTGCCTCTTCGGGCCGATGCAGAAATAGGTTTTGTCCTCGTGCGGATATTGCGCTTCCTCACAGTCTTCAGGGTTGCAATTTTCGCACGTTTGCTTGTATCCCGCCTCGCAATTCCCATTCTCAAAGTCACATGGAATTAAATCATCCCTCATGCAGCCACAGACAATGTTGGGATTGTACAGCCCGTCAAACCCGTTCGCTTCGAGATACGCCTTTACGATTTCACGGACGTTCATGGTTTTCCTCCTCCCACCTTTCGGCCAGCCGCTTGATCTCGCGGGTCATCGTGCGGTAGAGATTGTTGGCGGCCTCGCGCTCCGTGCGGCCATAGCGAAAAAAGGCGATTTCAATAGTGCGGGCATTTCTATATCTCCCAGCAGAAGCATGGGTATTGCTCCAAGCATCCGTTCCGCAATAGTACCTAAACCCCATCCTCTCGCAGAATGCCTTGACCTGTTCAGGTGTTAGTGTTTTCATTTTCCCACCTTTCTTTTCCCCTGTCCGCCTCGCCTGCCGCGTAGCAGAGTGACCACGTGAGCAGTGTTGCGAAGATAAGAGCGACTGCGAGGATCATTTGTATTTATCTCCACTCACAGTCGCGCTCTTCGCGCTCTTCCTGTTCCATGTCCCTCAATTCCCTCTGGCATTCGCGCTGTGTGCAACAATACAGCCTGACCCTGCCGACATCGTAGTCATCATCAGTCGGCTCCCCACAATTGAAACAGTATCCACGATTGTAAACCGTAACCATATCTCCTCCTTTCACCATAGCGTTTGTTGGCCCTGCTCAAGCTCAGGGACGGTTAGGCCGCGATTCATTGACTCAATATCTCCCATGCAGTTGCAGCCATAATTGGAACTTGTCCGTTGCCAATGGCTCTAAGGCGGTCCACCCCATAGGCCAGCCCATTAGCCACTCGACCCACATCGGGTTCGGAGTTCCACCAATTGCAACGGGCAACTTCACGCCGAAATTGCTTCCCGTCTTGGCGCGGCGCCGAAGCGTTCCGTTTTTCGTTTTGTAAATTTCCCCATGCCCATCCCATAAGGCTGCTACCGGCTCTCCGTCGATCGCATTCGGCGTTGGAAACTGCGAACAGCCTTTCCCGTGTGTGTGGCGCTCCGAATTCGCAAGCGGAAAACACTTTCCATCGCGCATTTCGCCGCATTTCGGCCAACTCTCTAAGGACGTCTCCAAGTCCTCGAATAGTGAGCATTGGCGAATTTTCCACAAGCGCGAATTTGGGTCTAGCTTGGCGAACCACTTCGGCCATTGAACGCCAGAGACTTGACCGCTTCCCGTTGATACCACGCATTGACCCGGCGCTTGAAATGTCTTGACATGGGAATCCCCCCGTGACGACATCAACCATTCCTTGATAGCTTGCGGCGTACCCGTCACTGATGAATGTGCGGATATCGGTGAAGATTGGGGCTTCGTTGAGGAAGCCGTCTTTGATCCTTTGCGCGATGACTTTTTGGCAGTATTCATCAATTTCGACATATCCGAGGCATCTCCATCCAAGTAGGTGTTGACACGCTAAATCTCCACCGCCAGCGCCAGTGAAAAGGGAAAGGTAAGTGAACGGCCCTAGCATCTCTCCTCCTGTATCGCCACGCGCTCTAGGCGGGTCATTGGAGCGCCCTTACCGCTGTAGGAAAATCCACGCAGTGGATCTGCCGGTAAAGATCAATCGTATCCCCGTGTTTCCCGCAGGCGTGACAGTATGCAAAATTGTTCCTACAGTCCATTGACGGATCATGATCCTCATGCCATACACACAGCGCCCGGCCGTTGCGCCCGATCTCAACAAGCCGCTCGATCGGGTATTGCCGGGCCCGCTTAATTTCGGCGTCAGTCAATCCGGCCTGCTTCAGTTCCTTGCCCTGCTGGAGAGCGTGGAGCCGGATGATCAGACTTTTCATTTCGCCCTGGACGCGCTCCAGCGTCTTTTGTTTGTTGACAATCAGGTCTGCGGTTATCCGGCGCTCAAGGTACGGCTGCCCCCGTTTCATGCCGTCAAGGTAATCGGCTTCCAGGTCCATGATCTGAATTTCGAGCTGGGCCTGGATGCCGGCAAGAAATATATGGCGGCGCTCCAGCCCCCATGCGCCCGCCTCTTCTTTCATTTCGGCAATAGCGGTCCGGGCCTGCGGCGTGAATATTTCGCGGTTCATTCGCTCGAGGTCCGCGTTATCCCGCTCTTGCTCCTGCCATGCAAGGGTTTCAGCGTCGGTCACTGATAGCATTTGTTCTCCCATGATTGCGGGGCCTCTTGCTGTCTTTGTTCGATCTCGCGGAGGTACGGGCCTTGTTTTGCGACTGTTACCACGTAGTCGAACACTCCGAGCCTGCGGTTGAGGATAACTTTGATTTTCGATTGCGTTGATCCCTGCTTTTTGCTTCGCCAGACGGCAAGCAAGTTGTCACATTCACACTCGATCATTCCGCTGTCCCTCGTGTCCCCGGCCTGTGGTTCATGATCAGGAGCGACTTTGACCATATGACAAATCAAAAACATCGCAACGTTGCGCTCCTGCGCGATACCGATTAGCTGCCGCATGATTGCGCCGATCTCCAGAGACGGACTTTTGCTTCGAGCCATGTCAAAGAGAAAGTGCAAATGATCGATGAAAACCGCGTGGACGTGGTTATATTTAACCTGTGTTTCCCAAATGCGCTCATTAAGCCATTCAAGCGCGTTCCGCTTCAGCTTCTTCGGCATGAAAAACTCAGGAACTTCCGCGCCGAAAGCTCGCATGAATCGTTCGCCATATTCGCCGCAGTTTTCGTACGGAAACCACAGCAGATTAAATCCCTGACGGATAAATGATTCCGTCAAGGTCTGGCAAAATAATGTCTTTCCGCCCTTTGTTGGTCCGGTTATGATTGTCAGTTCCGGCGGCTCAAAGCCCTCGATCGTGGCGTCAATCGCCGGAATGCCGGATTTAAGCAGGACGGATGGGCGAGGTCTACCGCGTGCTATTTTGCGAAGTTCACTGGCCGGCAATACCTCAAACTCGCCCTGATACTGCGATAGCTCATATTCCCGCTTGATCAGTTTTTCGGTTTCAGTCGGTTCTATTTCTTTCATGGCTACCATTTCATTGGGTCCGGTTTTTCAGGTACAGTCCCGCCTCGATCCTGTTGGCGGGATAACCAGTTATTCAGGAACTTTGCGCGGTCTTTTTTCTGCCGTTTCGGATTTGCGACTTCCCAGGCATGGGCTTTTCTGATTTCCGCCTCAACGTCTACGGCCGGGAAAGCACTCTTCCATGCTGGCAAAAGTTGGCATATCCGGCCGCATAGTTTTTTGTCGTTTCGGTAGAGTTCAAGTTGAGAGAAAAATGGGGGTATCGCCGGGGAGGGTTCGGAGTCGATCAACGATCGCTCCGGACAATTGTCTATTGTATAGTGTTTATTATGTCTATTGTGTGCTACATTTTTGGATACAGATTTGTTACCTTTTTTGGATACAGTTGTATCCAAAATGTTAACAGAACTCCCATGACTGTTATCTTTTTTGGATACAGTTTCTATTACCTTTTTTGGTAACAGTTGCCATTGTGAATGATCCTTGTTTATTGCATACTCATTCGCCGATCTGTTACCTTTTTTGGTAACAGTGATCAGCCGCATAGTTTGCAGTTTTGAGACCGCCCGAAATACTGCGATACGGGAAAGCCCGGTGTCTTTGGCAAATTGGGAGAGAGAAATAACGTCCTCCTTCTTGTTAAACCCGTAAGTTTTCCGGATGATTGAATCAAACACCTGCCGGGCTTCCCCTGGAATACGAGCCCTAACAAGCGCGGCCCATAGTTCCGTCGCAATCCTGATGTACCCGTTCTCAACTTGCGGTGACGCCATTCATATTTCCTCTATCTCACGGCCCCCGCATGCGCGAGGGCCGATTGATCGCCTCACAGCTTCTTTACCGTGCATCGCCAATACGAACCAGCCGGTTTTGTGCTGGCCGCATATTCGACAAGCTTTCCCTTGACGATGAAATCACCACAGAGCGCCTCCGGGATGTCCTTGAATGCCGCCTTAATTTCTTCATCAATCGCGTCGTATTCTTTGGCTAGCGGTTTCAGCTCTTCTCTCCGGGCGAGCTTTACCGCTAATTTGGCATCATCGACAATTCGCACGCCCGGCCCATAATCCCGGCCAGGAGCGCAGATCATGGCGAATTCGCAGCGGTCACAAACAGTTGGCTCGTATTCAAGCCGGTCCGGTATCGTGTCGTCCAGGACATGCCGGTTTATTCGGGAAGCGCGTTGCAATAGTTCCTCTGTGTACCCATAATCGAGCGGCGCCCATATCGCTTTCGGCTGGAAATTCTGCTTGTTGACGAGGTAGAATAAGCCCTCGTCTGTGTTCGTCATGAGCATGTAGAGGTAGAGTTGCGCCGGGTATTTCCTCAGCCACGGCTTTTTTGAGCGGGTCAAATCCTCAATGCTCTCGATTTTTTCCCAATCGAATTGGTTAAGCCCCTTGATCTCGCACGGGAAAAACGTGGAACTGTCCTTGTAATCCCCAATCATCAGGTCAAGATGCCCCGTGATATTGAGCTCCCGAAACTCCGGGCAATCGAGCGGCCGCTGTTGCTGCATGACAACAAAACCAGCATCTTTGAGCTGGTCTATGGCGATCCGCTCAATCATTTCCCCGCCGTCGAAAATAAATTGAAGGCCAACGTCCGGCAGGGTTGCTTCCTGATACCTGGTCCGCAAATAGACGAGATATCGTTCACACGGATGTCCAAGCGCGGAGGCGCGATTCGTATGGCAGGGGAATATCTTCCTTCGTGCCCGCTTCACCTCAAAAACGCGGTCAACTATTCCCGGGATCATTGCCGCCTCCATTCTTATTTTCAGGCGCCGGAGCCTTCGGCATTTCCGGGATCGTCACGCCCGCCTTTTTCATGGCCTCGTGAATGTCATGGGTGAGCTTGTTGAGTTGCTTGTTGCTCTTGATTGCCTTCAGAGACTTGATGCCGGTGATCGTCTTCCCGTCACGGCCGGTGAAGGTTGTCATCTCATACAACTTTTCGATCGCCTTTTCCCGCGTCTCGCAAAGGGCGTCGAGGCACTCTCCGAAATGCTTTAGCCGCGCCTTGTCGATCTCCTCTTTCTCCATCCCGGAAGTGTCGCGCTCCACCTTGCCGATCTTCTCGATATTGAGATTGGCGGCTTTGAGTTGGTCCCATGTGAGGTTTCGCAATCCGAGGAGGCGGGTGATCCCGTTCACTTCAAGGTTCGAATATGCCGCCTTTTTCACGTCGAGAATGTCACAAGACGCTTGATGGGAAAAGAACGTATCCTTTGCCGATCTGCCGCCGACAAATTCAGATTCTTCATGGGTGATTGTTGAACCCATGACCCCGGTGCACGTGAATGCCGGATGTCCTTCATCATCTTCTCGTTCAAAGCGTACCGTCCCCGGTTTCACGTAGATGCCCCACAACGGTTTCAGTTTTTCGGCCCCCGATGATTGCAGGTAGGGCTTGCCGCCCTCGTTTGTCCAGTCCTCCTCTGTTGTCATTTTCAGGCTGACAACGGCGATCTGCTTCAAGAACGCTACCCGCTTTTCCGCCTGAGCAATTGCCTTAGTTGCGTCAAAGTCCGCGCTCAAAGCAGTCTCGAGCATGTTCTGCGGTGCAATGCTCTTTCCGTTTTCCATAAGTTCACCTTCCATTGTTTTCCCGCTCCTTTTCTCTACCCTATTTCCCTCACGCAGCCCCGCTCATCCACGAGGCCGCGTGAAAGAAATACTCCATCGTGTGCTGTCTCATAGCCCGCAATGGCGGGTACTGCGATTCATGGTCTTGCCCTCCGATAAACCAAGCAATCATTTATCTTTTTCCCACCTTAATTTCGGATTTAGACTTTGTGCTTTCGGTCGCGGTCTTTTCCGGCGAGTCTAATTGCCATGGTATTGTTGTCATTCTTCACCCTCTCCTTTTTTAACCACCTTGAAGTTGATCGTTACCCTTGCGCGGTGCTCCGAGCACGTGGGGGAGCAGGTTCGCGTTTGGCTGTCTTGTATGCGGCATCCGCATGGGCGAACGCAGTTACCGCGTCATCGAGCGAGGGCATCAGGATTCCCCATTGCTGGTTGATTCGCCGCCCAATTCAATAATTCAAGAACCTGCGCTGGCGTTGAGCGGTTGCTGACCGTATCCCCCCAGTCGCCGTACTGAATCATCTCTCCCCCTTGCCCCCATACGGCGTACTCGGCATTCGATGAGCCATTGGCTCCGGCGGCCTCATCCTGCTCTCCGATTTCCATGTCATAGTTATCGCAATAATCTCCTGGCCCGAACTGGATGGACACGGTATAACCATTTTCAAAGGTCATATGAAAACCCTTTTTGCCAGTGATTCGGAAACCTGGTGTGGGTTTCGGCATTTTGAAATTCATCGACTTTCCTCCCTCCCGTACACGTCATCGAGATACGCTTCCCAATGCCAGCGCCTGATGTCGTCGCCAAAGAAGTTGGCGTCGATGGCGTAAGCGTAGTCATCCGGCAGCTTTATCCGGTCACGAAGCCAGCAAATGAACGGGTAGCGGTCGTCCCATTGGGCGGCTGTCGCCCTGAAAATCAGGTAGCCCCGACAAGCGTGAGCCGCTGCCCCCATCTCCGCGAGCTTGCTTTCAGTCATGGTCGGCATCCGTTGGCCCCCGCATTTTAGCGATGCACCTTCCCATTGCCTCAAGGCTCATTGCCTGAAATCGCTCTGCCGCCCAAGCGAAATCCCCGATTTTTAGAATGCCCACGAGAAGATTGGCAGCGCAGAAAATCATTAGGCGCGGCATATCTGCCAATTCCTTATCGACTTCAGGCTTGCCCATTATTGCAACTGGAAAGGTATCTGAGAATAGAATCCTTCCGTCAACGATGACTTCCAGTTTTGATGTAGTCATGGTCGGCATATCAGTTTTCCACCCACATATCGCCGTGGTGTTTTTGGCGCAACGTCTTGATCTCGCGCTCCATGCCCTGAACGATCAGCGAATAGACATCACACGTCTTTTGCAATAGGTCGTTCTGCCGCTGGACAAGCGCCAATTGCTGCCGTAGCAGTTCGGTCCCTGTGCGGTTCTGCTCGATGTATGGGTGCTCTGTTTCGGGAATGTAAGAGTCAAGAATGTCCATTATCTTTTTCCTTTCGCTTTCCGCTGTTCCCGACTTTCACTTCTTCCACGAGCTTCGCCGCCTCTATCTGCTGTTGATGCCGCTGATACAGGTCTGCCGCGGCCATAGGATAATGCGCCTCGATCACCTTCATGTAACCGTCCATTTCGCAGTTCGTAAGCGGCTCTTCCTTGATTGCCGCATGGCCGGCCAGGAAGGAAATGACATTCTGGCGGGTCCGGAAGATTGAAACCATGTGGTCAAGAAAATCAGATCGCCGCTGGCGCTGCTCAGACGTGAGGATATGGCCGGACATAACCATCATGGCCGCCTCCCCAGCGTTGCCGCGACGAGGGCGTCAAGGGTACGCTGAAGTTGTGCGGATTTTCTCTCCTCCTGCCGCAGATCTTCATGCAACTTCTGAATCGTGGATTGAGAAGTCGAATATAATTTCCTCAATTCCTGATTGGCGATTTCATAACCGCTCAACTGTTCGAGCAGCCGCTCTTTCGCCGTCCGCTCCTGCTCAACTTCCGCGCGGGTTGCGCGTCGTGGTTTCGATGGTAGTGGTTTGGTCATAGGGTCTCCTTTCGGGGTTATGATGCAAATAACTCCATACCTCTTTCGTATTCACTCAGGTATTCAACCGCAAGCTCGAAATACTCGGGCTTTAGTTCTATTCCAATGCCATAGCGATTCAAGCTGATAGCCTGATAGACCTCGGACCCGATCCCCATGAACGGGGTAAATATGCGCTCATGTTCGTTTGACCAGAGGCGAATAATGCGGGATATCGTTTCAAGTTGCAGCGGGCAAATGTGCTTTTCGTCTTTTCCGCCCGTATTCCTGTGCCCGGCCTTTGTTCGCCAGCCCTGCAGGGTATCGGTTTCCCGGATACCGTACCACGTTGGGAATGCGCCCATTTCGGCGCATCGATCGGCTATCGGGTCTGGCCATGTAGGGGCGGCATACTCAATCCATTGATCCCGCGTCACGCCACCATTTACGACGGGAGCGGGATTTTCGCCGGGCTTGCGGAATTTAAGAATATAGTCGGGAAGTGCGGGCCGGAGCCATGACCGATCTTTTTCAAGTTGCGTCATGGTCAGCGCCTTTGAATGCGTCCGGATGGATTGCGCCTGCTGATTCTTGTCTATTGGGATTCGCGCGTCGTAAATCCAGCCATGATTGATAAATTGGCGGATAACATCCCCGGAGAAGTCTTTCAGGCCGATAAAGTTATCTCTTATCAGCATCGCCGGGATGTCAAAAACATGAACGGCGCAAATTCGGCCAGGGATAGTTACCCGGTAAAGCTCTTCAATGATAAAATCGAAGTGTTTTAAAAACTCCGCTTCATCCTTGCAGTTCCCAAGATCGCGCTCTGTGCTGCTGTAGGTATAGAGGCTTGCAAATGGGGGAGAGAATACCGAAAGGTGGATTGATTCAGCGGGTAGTTCTTTCATGCGCTCGCATGAATCACCAAGCATGATATAATAATTTTCGCCCTTCACGTCGCGCATTTCATACCTCCATGAATCGCCTAGATTGATGCCCCCGATTTCCTCTTTCTCAAATATTGCTATGTTCTCAATAAGCCCCTTGGTCAGCGTTTCCGCCGCCTGCGCCTTTTCCATTACATTCTCATATATCACCCGCTCAATATCAGTTAAAACAATATGAACGCTTACTGGCTTTGTCTGGCCAAATCGCCACGATCGCCTGATACACTGGTAATAACTTTCCCATGAATCGGAAAGCCCAAAAAATAGTTGGTTTTCGCAGTTCTGAAGGTTCAGCCCAAAGCCGCAAATGGATGGTTTTGTTATAAGAATGCGATATTTACCGTCTTGAAAATCTTCGATATTCCGCAGCTTCATTTCCAGCGAATCCGCGCCCTTGATTTCGCGGCAATTAGCGAGCTCTTTAATTAGCACATCGGCCTCTTTGTTCAGGTTGCACCAAATAACCCACTGGCCTGATCGCGCATGAAGAAGTTTCTTTGTTTGTTCTATCCGGTCGCTGATTGATGCCCCCCGGACCTTGCAGCGGTCAGCAATGCCGGATAGCCCGGTTGCGAACAATTCATCCTGCGGCTTGTAGTTTGAACGGACGAAAACGGGGGCAACCGTTAATGGCGGCAAAATAAATCCGTTATCCTCATACCCAAAATCCGAGGGCTTTGTTATATTCATGCTCCACGAGGCAAGCCAGCGGTAGAATGGCTCAACCGCATGTCGCTTCAATCTCCACCCTTCGGCATCATGCACAAAGAATGTTGAGAGCATTTCATTGCGGGTAGCAACTGACAAAAACTCTGCATGGTTCGCAATCTCTGCAATGTCATTCGGGGCGGGCGTTGCCGTGCAACATAACTTGAAATTGGTTTGTTGAAACATCTCTATCAGTTTTTCGCGGGTCTTTCCGGCGATTGATTTTAGGATACTTGATTCATCGAGCACAACGGCCCCGAACAAAGCGGGGTTAATGTGATCGAGCATTTCATAATTTGTGATATTCAGTTTTTCTAGAGACGAACAATCCCGGATATATTTCACGGTCAGCCCGAGCTTTTCCGCCTCCCGTACTGTTTGGCGTGCAACCGACAGCGGCGCAATTATCAGCGTTCTTTCATCTAGCAATCGGGCCCATTCCAACTGCATGAATGTTTTTCCGAGTCCGCAGTCAGCGAATATCGCACTTTTGCCCTTGCGAGCCGCCCAATAAGTTAAATCCCGCTGAAATGGAAATAGCTTCTCATGAATATCGCCACGCGAAACGGGCTTGCCGTATGCGCCCCACAAGGTCTTTTTGCCTTCAAGGAAGTCACGATAATGGTTCACTGATAACCTCTTTGCACTCAATCTCAAATACTACGTCGCACGTTAGACAGAGCCGCTTTGATGATCCGCCATAGGCACAGGTGTTATAACCGCCACAAACGGGGCATGAGGCTTCAAGGAATACGGTTATGATTTTCATTTTTCTGCCTCCTCGATTGCCCGTAGTGTCCTAATAAATAGCCCCAATCCAAGCGTGAGCCGGGCGCCGGTTTTCTCTCCAGCACCACCACTAACCAGCAAGCTGAAAAAGGGAGGTCGCATGCACGCCCCAGGGCGGGGCGACTTGGTAGGGGATTAGGGCTATTCATTGAGAGGCAATCTCCGTAATAGTTTTCATCCGTTCCCGCAACGCCTTGTTCTCGCGCCTCAATCTCAAAACCTCTTCGCCGCCGGATTGATGAAACTCGATTCGGCAGGTCCGGGAACAGAATTTTTGCCATTGCCGTTTTTTCGTGTAGGAGCGCCCGCAGAACTCGCATTGAGAATTTCCCATTGATTAGGATGAAGTCCCGTTAGAAATGCGTATACGCATTATTTTGCCCGCTGTAGCCTATCTCCCCGCCCCTTCAAACAGCCGCATGATCTCTTCTTCCCGTTCCATAGATCGTAATGGGATATTTCAACCGCATTCCCGCAGGAACATTCGCAGAGATAAAGGCGCTCAATGGTCCGGCTCGAATCGCGCAACATCGTCACCACATGCAAGCGCCCGAACCTATGGCCGGTTAGATCGTCAACGGGCTGAATCTTCATCCCTGATAATCGCATCTGCCGGCAGATTAAAAACAATTCGATCATCCTTCCGGTAGAAATTTGCATAGACGGTTTTCCTGAGATGGAAATGGAATCGCCGGAATAGCATTCTTATGGAAATGGTCATTGTCCCTCGGGTCGTATTCCAGACCTGCCGCATCGCCGGTCCATCCGTAGTAGCGGGGGAGAAGGACACGCTGAGAGCCTCGGGATCGTATTCAACCCGTACAAGCGAAATGCCCTTGAAATATCGCTCTGCGGCGCTTTGGGTAATGTAAACCTGGCCGCTCTTGAAGAAGGTTAGATCGGCGTCCCTGTCGATTGGTTCAAATGCCATTTGCTCGCCACCTTTCCCTTGACATCGCTTGACAAAATAACATCGGGATGTTATACTATAGGTTAAGGCTAAGGGGCGAACAGGCGCGGTTCCTTCCTAAGTTGGCGCTTAGAATGTTCTGCACTGGCGTCCTTTGGCCTTTCCTGCCGATAAATGGGGCCGAGACAGGGTCTCTAGGAGTCCGTCTCGGCCTCGAATTTTAGTTTTACGGCCCCGCTGAAGTAGACATAAGATATATTATCAAAGACGTAAGTCATTTTATAGCAATGACTTAGGCGGGATAAGTTTATCTTGTTTCTAGGTTTCATTGCGTAAACTCCCCGATAGTGTGCCAGTACGACGTTTACGCTCAAAATTTGAGCGGCCCTTAGAATCAGCGTGGATGCTATAGAGACCGCTCGGGTAGAATAATATAGTGGTTATTTAATTGGATTGATACTGTGCGATTGGCGCGTAGAATGTTCCTCATGTGCAAGATCATAGCATAGATATGTAATTCTGTCAAGAGGAAAATAACGTGCATACAAAAATATTTTTGAGTCCGGTTATGCGGCCCCGATATCGAGAAGCTAAAAGCCCCTGCCGCCCGGCAGGGGCTTTTAGCTTTAGTTGTCGCGTTTAAGCCCGTGCTCAACATAGCAACAAGGATTGCCTTGCTCGCCACAGATAGGGCATTCCTGGCACGTGCACAGATAAGGATCTTTCCCACAAATATCGCATGGCGGATCGCAGTCAAACATTGGGTTATGGCGCGGTGTTCCGCCAATGGTGTCATACGTTCCCATGTTTCCCCTCCTTCACCGGCTTCTCTTTCCCGAATATAATGAGCCGCATGAGCTCTGTCGGTTTCCGGTTGCGCTCAGCGGCAGCCTGCCGGATCGCCTCCCATTGACGAGGCGAGAGCGGTACGGTCTGATGTTTGGTAAGGTTTTCGGTCATAAGGTTTCCTCCTCTATTTAATCCCATGCTTCTGAGAACTCCTGATCGGAGAACATTTCAGCGAGGCCGGTGATCTGTTTGAGGCGGAGGACCTCGTCTGGATCCATTCCGAGTTCTTTCGCGATGCGCTTATCGCTCCAGTTTCGGCGGGCAAGCTCCTGGACCACATCGCTCATAGCGGCGACCTGGTGGCGCCCACGCGCGCGGTTATGCCGGATGGTAGCGGCGATTCGATCGCCCCGATCCTCGCGATCGGGATTGATAATAGTCAGCGGCAGATGTCCTCTTACCCGCTCGCGGACCGCTTTACATTCCTTTCCGATCCGGTTGCGATGAAAACCGTCGACGACCTCATAGCCACCCTCGACCGGCCAGGCAACGATCGGCTGAGTGTAACCATCTTTTTTAATGGAGTGCTCGAGCAGGCGCATTTCCGGCGGCGCCACTGCATTCGGGTTATAGTCGTTGGCCTCGACCTGGTCGGCGGGAATCCAGAGAACGCAATCGACGGGCTCGCCGGCGAAGGGGCTATGCTCATGAAGCGCACCCTTTATTTCGTTGATGACTTCAATTTTCACATCTGCGTCCAGATTTTCAAGCTCTGAGAACAACTCACGCGCCCGCTCGATGATGGTATTGCCAATCAGATCAATCCCCATTCGCTTCGCCTCCGTTTCATGATTTTACGGTATTTTTCGTAAGCTTCGGATTTGTGCTGAGAAAATGAAAGACCTTTACACCAATAATCATTCCGCAGAAGCGCCTTGCAGATGCGTTTCCAACTCGGCGCATCTTTTGTGAGGGGTCCTTCATCCGGGATGATTCCGTGAAAATATCCGCGCTCGGAATACCAATGAAGGAAGACAGCGACTTTATCCTCATAATGTTCGCGCGTCTTTGCTGGCATGCTTTCAAGTAGCAATCTTGCAAATGATTCCCATGTGTGCCCTTCGGGCTTCGAAATTTTGATATTACCCAGGATGTTCCCGCTGTCCTGCGCGTAGAGTGCGCCTTGGTTGGCGCCGTTGACGCGCGCAACAACTCGCGCCCACGTATCCGGCTCGATCAGGTGAAACAGCCAAAGCCCTTTGCGCTGATCGTCGCCGTACGGCTGGCAGATCCGCATTTGGTGGATACTGAGGCCGGCCTTGTGCATAATATCGTAGAGATGGTTGTACAGTTTGCCGGTGCGCGCGTGATAGATCCAGATATCGCGCGTTCTCCAGTCATAGATCGGATAGACGTTAAAGAGGCCCTCGCCGAACCATGTGGTAAACGGCTTATTTTCCATCATGCTTTTTCGGCGCTTGATTGTGCGGTATCGATTGAGTGATTCATCCGCCCGAATCCCGACGAAGCATCCGCATGTTTTCCCGCCGGCGTACCATCGCCCGAATTTGGGCGTAAATTCCTCGAACTCCATCGCATAATGAAAGAACGGGAAATGGCCATGGTCTGTGATTGAGAGCGGGTCCGGCTCGCGTATCCAGTCGGTGCGCTTGTCCGGGTCCCAGCAGACCCAATGCGGCTGGAACTGGCTGACGCCGTTGCGCAGGTGGATGGGAAGGGAAACCCAGTACGGCTCGATAATGTCGGCGTACGTGTCGTACATGGCGCGTACGTGCTTGATCGTGTATTGATATTGTCCTTCAAGATCGATGAAGAGCAGCCCGAATTTGCGGCTGCGCCGGCGCGCCTCATCGGCAACTAGGTGGAGCATAACGGTCGAATCTTTTCCGCCGCTGAAAGAGACATAGAGTTTTTGGAAGGTGTCGAATGCCCAGGCGACGCGCTGTTGCGCGGCCTCAAGCACATTTATTCCCAAAGGCCTTTTTGTTTTAGCCATTCCCTTGCCTCTTTTTCAGATAACTCAATGATACACCCATTCTTGATGATGCAGAAATATCGTCTCGCGCTTCCCCATGTAACCCGGTAACAAGCCTCATAGAGTTTGTCTTCATCTAGAAAAAATGAAATAAAAACGCCCCGACTTCCCGCGGAATTTGTTTTGGAATAATCCTTGAACCCCCGCAAAAAGTGACGGCGAAATTTATATTTTTTGTCCTTGCCTGTAATCTCAGCAACCCATCCGCTGCTAATATGCCCAACCACCACATCGCCAGCGCCTTTACCAAGAGCCTGGTCTGTTATCCATCGGTAAAGGCGCATCATTTGAGAGATGTTGTCCCCAATGGCCTCAAATTTAAGGTGATATTTCATGAGAGAAGAGGCGCCGATTTTGGATTATCGAGAAGTTGCTGAATTTGCGCTTTTGCTTCCTCAAAGCTTCGGGGCGTGTAGCTGCCGTCATCCCATTGCGTTCTGCGGTCAACGATAAGAATTTCAGCAATGGTTCCCTCGATCGGGGTTTCATCGTAATAATTGCCGCCCCATTTTGCCCATATATTAACTTCGATTATGCCAAAACCTTGGTTTATAGTACTCCACAAACCTTTGGAATATTCGCCCTGTTCCTCTGCGGACTTTGCGAACCAGCCGCCAACCTGAAACTTCATGTGCAAGGAATATTGCTCCATATTCTTTGCCCACCCGCTGGCCGGGGCTGCAACCTTCATATGGGCTTGATGGAAATAATTGCTCAATTCTTTAGTGGTTGCTAAAATCTCATTCAGGCTTAAACCCTTGATCGCATCCTTGCTTTCCATTTCCTTTTCCTCCATTTCACCTAGTTTTATGTTCTCTGTTCTCATGAGTATATTATATCACGAGCTAGTATATCTGTCAATAGGAAAAAGCAAGAAAAATGAAAAAAGTGGGAATTATTTTTACTAAACAGTATTTACAAATAGGGGAGCCCCCGAGCGAAAGGAGACGGAAAACCCGGGGGCTCTATGGGCGCTTATTCGCCTGCATTCGGCGGAAGCTGGCCCGTCTTTTTGGCGTGTTCCAGCGCGTTCTCGATCAGGCGGTTGATAAAGCTCGTTGTGACCGTCACCCCGAGCCGGATTGCAGCCACCTTGTAATCGGTTGTCAATAGGCTCTCGATTCGCGTAAATGCGGCATGGCGTCGATCGTCATCCAGAATAATATTCGGATCGTTGTTGATGTCCGCCAGAATCCCGAGCACCCCAGGCATGATCTTTTCGTAGAGCACCTGCTCGCCTTTGGTGAAAATCGTGGTGACGAATTCCTGAAACCAGGGCGTGAAGAAATCAATCACGCCGCCAACAAGCCCTTTTAACCAGTCCCACATATCAAATACCTCCTCTCATGTTTTCCTCGATCATTGGTTGCCCATGCGTTTTGCCGTGCGGGTTGAGCAGCGAAAACCCAATCCCCCAATGGCGCCAGCCCCCGAGCTCCACAACGTGAACGATCTCGCCGCGTGTCATATGCCGGATATTCACCCGTTCGGCCTCGAGCGCGTCAAGGTCCGCCGCGGTCAATTCGGCGCTTAGAAGCCCGGCCAGCAGCAGGGCGCTTACGAGGGCCGAAATTCTGCCGCGGCTTACGCTTGCCGGTCTTTTCGAGCGTGTCATTGAGCAAACGCCCTTCCGGTGTATGATCGGGGATCCTGGCCGCAACGGTCCTTTTGATTGCCGTGTCGGTTTTAGAATAGTCCTCAATTGCCTCCGTCAGTTGATGCACGAGGCTTTTGTGCTCGATCACGGTGAATCTCAGTGTCCGCACAAGCCGTACGAGCTTTGGATTCCCGAAAATGCGGAATACGACGCCCAAAACGAGCAGCACCCACGGTATCCATACTTCCCATGCGCTTTCGATCCAGTCTAGATTTTCCATAGCATCCCCTTTCGGTTAAACTTCGAAATGGCCTTTGTCCCATTCGATCATCGGCCGGCCGCCCAGCCGCTCCCACCGCTCATGCCAGTATTCCCAGCCCTTTTGCGGATCTTCAAGGCGCTTGCCGTCCTCTGTGGCAAAGTAGATATCTGCCGCTTTCCCCGGTTGATGTTTCGAAACCTTCACTTTACCGTCGCACTTGGACAGGCCGGCATCATATAGCCGCCGCTGTTCCTCTGCGGGCCGCTTAACATAATCGAGTATCGGCCTTTCGCCCTCGGCCTCCATCTCAAACAGTAGGGTTGATATCGCCCTTGTGAAGTCGACGCGGTTCATAGCCCCGCCTTGACCTTGAATAGCGCGAATGCAAGAACACCCATAATCGTCAGCATTTCCGCAAACACAAGGCCGACAACCCACCACAGCATGCCCCGAAACGCTTTGATCGCTTCCTCCATTTTCTTTTCTAACTCCCTTCTCCCTGAGTCCTGTTTTTCGAACTGTTTGTCAACGTAGTCCTTTGACGCCTTCTCGTTGCGAATTTCCCCGATCATGATTGAGAGCGCCTTACAGCCGTTGCCTAAAGGGTTGCAGACGCCGTCTAATGGATTTTGGTTCATTCCGAGTCCCGCGTTTTAGAGAGAGTTATTTCGGCTCCAATATCATCGCCACAATCTGAGCGTGCACCGCAGGTTTTACCCTGTCGGCGGGGCAGACGTGAAAATAATCTGTGCAATCGTTGCCCCAGGTGTCGGGCGTGCACACGCTAAAGACCGCCCACGTCTCCGGCACCTGGTTATCGTAAACGACGAGATCGAGGCCGCACACGTCGCATTTAATGGTCGACATCGGCCCGAGGTCCTTTGCCGGCACAGGCGCATCCAGCAATATAAGCAGCGCCAGGAACACCGCCGCCGCAAGGGCTAAAAGCAAAATCCCCCTTAGTCCCCCTTTGTTTAAGGGGGAATCTTTGCGGCGATCCGCCGCCGGAGGAGCAAAATCATTTAACCACGAATTCGATTTCATAACCGCTCTCCTTTCGCGATCCCGGATCGGGGACCTTTGATCCCGGATCAGAGTCCGGGACAAGCTTTGGACCTTGGACCCTCCGAGATTTGACAAATCCCGCTTTCCGCGATACAATTTTGACGGATATTCGATCCGCAGATTCCGCAGATTCACGCAGATCGGAGGGGATTATGAAAAAACTCGCAGCATGGTTCCTGCTGTTCCTAATTGCCTCTGCCTTGCCGGTTCTCGCATTCCCCGCCAAAGACCATTGGTTGTACGATCTCGACTTAAGAATGCGTAAATACGATGCCGAGCACCCGCCGTGCCCTGTTCTTGTTGGCCCGTCATATGTGGCCTTTTTGGGCGAGTTTGGTGACATTAAGAATCTAGGCATCCACAGCGCCCGTACAAAGGAAATTCTGCGTGTTGCCGCATCATGCAAACCGGATGATCTTGTCATATATCCGGTCAGCATCAATGACCTTGCTTTTCTTTTGGATGATGCAAGAGAATCAATCACTAATCCCATTTTCCGCCGCTTATTTCTCTCCAAAATTCGAGCACATGAAGTTCTCGGATTGAAAGGACCGGCACTTTTTAGACCCTACACGGGAACAATTCACAACGGCCACAAGAAGGTCATCCGTCAAGCCGCCGATTTTATGCCCGTTCATATGGAATATCGAATTGCACGCCATGTTGACCTGTATGCCTCTCTCGTTCAGGAGCCAACCATTGAACCTTTTAGGCGTCTCTACGAGAAACATCCCAACATCCTGTATGTGCTGTATCCAACTTTCCCAATCCATGCCGTTTCTGAAACCAGCGAGTTTTCTGCAAAAGTCAATAAGGTGGTTGCTTGCTCGAGAGAATTCAAAGCCTCCTTTTTACATAGCGGCTTACCCGTTGTCGATCTTTCCGGGAGCATTCCACCTGAACATTTTAAAGACTTTGTGCATCTCAATGAAGCTGGCATCCTACAGCTGCGATCTCTGATTCGCCCTTATAAAAACCACCCCAAAACGGCAAGCGCAATATAATCCATTCCCGCATAAGAAGAGTACTCTATCACCCTATTTGTGTCGCATGGGATTGTTACGCAGCCTTCAACATAAACATTTGCAACCTGTGTGCGAACTGATGAGGTTGCGTACGCGTTGGTGTTGCCATTCTTTCTAACTGTGAAA